TGATAAATCCGCAAGTGCTTTTCCTGAATTGTTCGAACCTTCTGATAACTTCAACCCGTTTACGGCTCCGTAGAACCTTTTTACGCCGTTGTTGTGTTCGACAATAGCAATGAACCTTCCTTTCGTCAATTGATTGATCAGCGTTCTTCTTGCGTCTTCTGAAGCTTGATCTTTAGACGAGAACAAAGTCATTGTGATATTTTGTTCTTCAAAAAACGTTCCTGATTCAATTGATCCTTGACCGTTTGCATGAACTTCTATTGTTTTAATTTCTTGTTCAAACTTGAAGAAGGTCGGATCTGTTCCGAGTGTCGAATCTGTTCCGATTATCTTGTTGCCTTGTGGCTCGAACTGATAATTCGCGGCATCTGTTGCGCCGAACGTTGCTTTCACTCTGAATGTTGTTGCCGTTGGCGTTGATACAACCGTGTAGTTTCCGTCATAAGCGCCGCCGTTCAAGTTAATGACAAGACCTTCCTGAAGACCGTGACCACCTGAACCATTGTCAGCAGTTATTTCGATAAGACCTGAACCCGCGTCAGCTACTGCTGAATAAGTTCCTGTTGTATCGCCTGTATCTTTGACATATTTGTTGTCTGTTATGTGGCTTCCTATCCAAACGACTTTTGCGCCGCCTGCAATACCACAATTAATTTTATATCCTTGAGATAGTACTATGCAATCCACAAGTTAATTTTTTAAAGTGGTGCAGGGTTAATGATAAATGCAGTTGAACCACCGCCGCCGCCTGGTATATTTGCAATCCTTGCTGCGTCTGGCTCCTTACCTACTAAAGTAAGCGTTGCGCCGTTCAAGTCGGTGAATGCTTTTCCTAAACCGCCTGCGCCTTCAGTAAGTCTGAGCCCGTTTTCGATTCCGTAAAGTTTTTCAATTCCGTTTTGATCCTTAACCAATGCAAGAAACTTTCCTTTGCTTAAAGCAGTATATAAATTTCTTATTTGGTCATCAAGGTCTTTGTCTCCTTTGTTTGGCAAAACAATTGTTAAGTCAGTTTGAAAAAACGAAGTGCCGAAAGTTGTGTTAACTTTTGTAGCTTCAACAATTTCTGCTGTTTCAACAAGTTGTTCGATTGTGAAAAATTCCTGTGCGGCTCCGTCACCTGCGTCAGTTCCTTCAATGATGTTGCCTGTAAATGCGAACACTCGTTCTTTCCAATCCGAAAGACGAATCACAATCAGGCCGCCTGAAGCATCACGGCAAGTAAGCTCGTAGCCACCGTCAAGAATGCAATCAATAGCAAAGTTTATAGGTTTTAGCATTTCTAAAAAGTATTTAAAAAAAAGGCTGTTTCAATGAACAGCCTTTTTCAATGTTATTGAATTTGTTTATTGTGCAACCGCAACGAAATGTCTGTGCGCAAGCTGTGTTCCGCCTTTCATTTTCATCATGAATTTGTGAACGTCGTCGCCTTCGTCATAGAAGAATCTGACTGTTTCGTAATCACTGATTAAATCAGTACCGAACCAAAGATTGTCTTTGTATGTCAAGATTCTTTTTCCTTCACCTGAAAGACCTGCTGTCTTCACGACCTCTACGTCTTCGCCAGGGAACATGAATTTCGACACTGGCTTTGTTAAGTCAATGTGAAAGTTTCCTGAACCGCCAATGTTGATGATTTCTTTTGTCAAGCTTCTGAAGTCCTTCGGTTCAAGATAGTATTTTTTGTCGTCTAATTCCATGAAGCGGTCGTCCATTGAATCAATTAACGAATAGAAGTCGTCAATAACTGAAGCAGTTTTTGCAATCAAGCTGTCTTGATTCTCTGTCCAGGTTCCTGTTTGATCAGAAGTGAACGCCGCGCGAATCATGAAAGTTGTTGTTGATGCTAAAACGCAAACACTGTGAACTTCGAAAGTTCCGTTGTAATCAGTTGTGCCTGCGATTGTAACTGACTGACCGTTTTCAAGTCCGACAGCAGCGTCAATTGTTAATTCAACGTAAGGCTGGTCAGCTACGTCAGCAACCGCTGTCACGTTTCCTGTTCTTGCGTCAGGAATGTTCGACATAATTCTTTTTACAAACCCGTCAAACTGACCCAAAGGTTCGTTGATTCCCAAAGCAGAATCACCACGCCAAACAAGACGTTCGATTCCTTCAGCAACCTTCGCGATTTTCTCGTCAACATATTCTTTTTCAAGGTTGAATTCAGCGTCATCTGCTAAAGAACCCGCTTTTCCTAAAAGATTGTAATAGGTGTCGTCAAGGTCTTGTTGACAGATTTCGTCTTTGATTTCAAACTTAGTGACACCTAATTCGATATCGTCTAACTGTGTAACCCCCTGAGGATTCCAACCGCATGAAGCAGCTTTGAAGACAGCATCTGTTGCGATTCTGCCGAAAGTTTCTTTGTGTTTGATTCCTGGTCTGATTCTGATGTTTTCAGCAGAAGAAAATTTAAACAAAACTTGTTTGATGAATATTTCTGCGTTTCTCTTTACGTAATCAGAAATTTTTGATGTTTCAAGTGTCATATCTAAAAGGTATTTAAAAAGGTGTTTTTTTTATTTGGTTTTTTATTTGGTTTTTTATTTTTTTGAAGTCATCATTCTTTCAAGCATTGTGCCCTCTTTCTTTTCTTCACCTGCCTTGTCGGCAGACAATTCTGCGCTGACTTCTTCAGCAGGGAATGCAGGCATTCCTTTCAATTTAGCTTCAACGATAGTCGTCAAAACAGCAGCTTGCTTTTCTGAGTGCGCAGAAAGACTTGCTTCGATAGCCGTAGCAATCATTGCAGGAATGCTTTCTTTTAAATCAGAAATTTCTTTTGAAAAGTCTTTGTTATCGTCAGAAGACATTTCTTGTTCTGCTTCTTTTGCAGCTTCAGCTTCGTCAATCTCTTTGATTTCAGAAATCTTTCTGTCAGCAATTACAAGCGTGACAGGTTTTTCGTCTATGTTGACAACGATTTCACCGTCTTCAACATCTGTCAAATTACCTTCAGCATCAACCCAAGAAACAGCAGCGTCTTTTTCAGGAACTTCAGCATCAATTCGAAGAACCTTGTCTTCAACCTGAATGTCAATGAACTTTTGTTCTTCAGCTTTATCGGCTAACATAACAGAAGTTAAATCAACAACTTCTTCTTGCGTTAATTTTCTGCCTTGTTCAGCTAACCATTTGCCGAACTTTGCTTTGATTGTTGTGTTCTTGTTGTTCATGCTTAATTGTACTTTTGGCACGTTGACCGTGCTTGTTTTTAATCCGTTTTCGACTGTCTTTGTTCTCTGTGGCAATACGTAAATTTCACGCTGCCATGCGTGGCGACAGTTCCAACCACCCGCAGAATTAAATATTGAATATCTTTGTTTTGCAATAGGGTTTGAACCTCTGAAAGACATTGCGTTTATATCTTCGCGTCTGAATATCAGATCACGTTGAATCAATGTTTCGCAGAACTCCCTTGTGTTGTCCTGAATCTTTTGTTCGCCGCTGTGAAGCGGGTCTAATACATAACGGTATCTAACTTTAACAATGCCCGCGTCAAGAAATGAAGCCTGATTCGGGTTTGAAATTACGTCAACCGCAAACTTCGCACCTTCAGCGCTTAGATTGTCAATGATTGAATCAATATCAAGTTCGTTTTCGTTAGGATCGCAAAGTTCAGAATGAACAAGTCGCCAATCTTGTGGCGTCTTTTGTCCTTTGCTTTTTAACAAGCTCAAAAATTCTACCTTTTGAGAGTCTGTTAAGATGTGTTTATCAGTCTTTTGCATTTTCAACAACGGTTTTAATGTGTTTAAACTTGTCTTCGACTGACTTATTCGCGTCTAATATAACGCTTTTTTCTAAGCCTGCAAAATTTTCAGTGAAATTCGTCTTGATTCCGAAGTTGCCTTCAAGTGAATAGCCTATGATTTCACCTGCTTCTACTTTCTTTAATATTTCAGGGTCTTCAATTTTCAAGGTGACTATCCAAGAACCCGCTTTGACTTCGTCTGCGTTCATGTGTGAAGGCAGAGTTCGGCCCCTTGACGGGTCGAAGATGTAGCTTTCGACAAGATATGATTTGTTTACTTCTTGATTCGGGTCATGTTCAAGGTTGATATTCTTTCCGAATTGATTCTTCATAAACTTGAAAGACATTCTTTCAATCAAGTCAGGTTTGAACCTTAAATAAAACTTTTTTCCGTTGATGTTTCTGAAGATAGGTTTGTCAGCTACCATCAAGACGCCTTCAATTAAACCTTTCTTGATATTCGCCGAAGCAAATTTCAGCGTGTCCGATATGACGTCAAGTTCTTCTGATTCTTGATTGTTAAAAAGAAAGACGGGTTGTTTCGTTGCAGGGTCGCCGACAAGTGAAATTGTGTTCGTGCCATGCGCGAAATTCCCGTCAATCATTTCTGCATCATATACAGGAATGCCTTCTATTGTTTCAATGTTGTTTTCTTTTTCCATATTTAAAGAATTGATTGTTCATTTATTAGTGCTTCAGCTTCTTGCGCTGTTGTCAGTTCGCCTGAAACAACAAACGCTTGAACGACAGTTGTTCCTGCGCCCGTTCCGCCTGGCCCGTTGAAGGCTTCTTCACCCGCTTCGCTTGTTCCGTCTGTCTGTGTCGTTGGTATATTTGGAGTCGCTGCGGGTGTTGCCGCAACGCTTGCTGAAAATCCCGCAGTACCACCGCCGCCACCTGCGCCACCACCCGAAGAACCCCCTGAAGGATTGAATTTCGTTGTTGATATCGCTGCGATTTGCGCTGCCGTGATGATTCCTGCCGTTGCAATTCCTGCAATTCCTAAAGGTGAAGGCGGCGGCCCGAATTGACCTATTGCTTTTGTGACTGCCGAAGCGCCACTAATCAAAGCCGAAGCTATATTGAAAGCTTTTTCACGCTGAAACCTTCGCTTCTGCACCTTCAAAGAAAGTTCTTCGCCTTCTTTTAGTTGGTTGTCTTGTATCTTGTTGAATAAGTCATTTAGTTCTGCGGCTGAATTGACAAAGAAGCTGACGTTTGCAATCTTCGTGTTCGCTTCTTTTAGTGAAGCCTCAGTTCTTTCTTTTTGCGCGTCTGCTTCTATCTCTGTAATAGTTGCTTGATGCTGTTCAACAAGTAATTGTTCACGAAGCCTGAATTCTTCTTCGGTTAGCTCTTTTGTTTCAAGTTCGAAGCGTAGGTTTTCAAGGTCTTCCTGAAACTTAAACTGTTCAACTTGCTTTTCAATTTCCGCGCGCTCTTGTTCCTTTCCGATTCTGTTCTGAAGAATCTGAATTCGAAGTTCGTCAAGCTTTTGTTCGTTCTCGAAAGCAGATTTTCTTTCATTTGCTGCGGCCGTATCTCTAAGATTCTGAAGCCTCAAAAGAAACTGTTGTTCAAGTCCTTCAATCAGCGCTTGTTCTTCAGCGATATTTTCGTCAAGCTTCGCAATCTTCTTTTCGAACGCCGCCTGAAGTTTCGCTTCTTCTCGTTCTTGCTTGTCGTCTATTAATTCAATGCTTATTGCGTCAAGTTTTGCGATTGCTGCAATTTGTCTTTTCAGAAGGTCTTCTTGAATTTTCGCTTCAGCATCTGCTGCGGCTTTTGAATTATTGACCCGTTCTTCGTTCTGTTCGCGCTTGAATTTTGTGATTTCAGATTCAGACAATTCAAGATCAAGCTGAATGCCTGTAACAATTTCGTTTGCTTTTTCTTGTAGTTCTTCAAGGTCTACGCCTTGCGCTTTCAATTCTGCTTTGAATTCTTCTTCAGTCTTTCCGCGAATTTCTGCTTCGGTTTCAAACTGTTTAATTCGCGCAGCAATAATTTTTTCAACTGCTTCAAGTTCTGAAGCTACAATTGCGCGATTGTTTTCAAGTATCTTCAAGGCGGTTTCGTCTGAAGCCTTTCCTTGATTCTCTAATATTTTGACACGTACTTCAAGCAGTTCGTTTTCTTTTTCTGCTGACTCAACAAGCGTTTTCTGTCTTTCTTTTATGTCTTCAATTTCTTTCTTGACACGTTTTGAATTCGCTTCTGAAGCCTTCCTTCTTTGTTCTTCAAGTTCGCTTTCAGCTTCAGTTTGTTTTTCTACCGTCCCGAACAGGAATTCAAAAGCTGCAATTATTAAAGCGATAGGCGCAAGAATAACTTCGATAACTTTTTTCAACCCGCTGAAGCTGTCTATTGCGTTGCCTATAAATTCGACAATAGAGTCAAAGTTTGCGATAAGTAAACCAATGCCAACAACAAGCGCGCCGATTCCTGTTGAAATCAAAGCGATTCTGAAAGCTTTCAAAGCTCCCGTTGATGTTCCGACAACCGCTGAATAAACCCCTTGCGCAGCAGTTAGCGCTGCCGTTCCTGCGGCCTGTGCTGCAATCTGAACGTTCGTCAATGCAAGACGAAGCGAAGATTCTTTCTGAAGTGCAACTTGAATTTGTTGAACAGAATTCAAAAGCGCCTGTGCAGCCGTAGCCTTTACAAGTAGTTTTTGAAGTTCTTCGTTCTTGTCTCCGAATAGCGTAGCCGCAGCGGTAACACCTGCGAAAGCAGATACACCGACACCGATTCCTTGAATTGCCCCTTGAAGATTTCTGTTATCGTCAGACAATCGTTTTGTTTCATTTTGCAAATCGACAAGTTGATCTTTTGCTTGCGCTGCCTTCTCTAAAAATTCACGCCCGACAGGACTTTCACGACCCGCCGCCAATGCAAGACTTTGATATTCTTTTACTTCTGCCGTAAGCTTGTCAACTGAGGGCGCCGCATTGTCGAATATGTCTTTTACTCGCTTGATTCTTTCATCAAGGTCAAGGCCGTCCTGTTCTTTTTTAAGCGCACGCAAACTTTCAGACATGGACTTTGTTGCCTTGTTTGATCCTTCAATAGCTTCACTACTGTCTTTGGCTTTTTGTTCAACTTCTGTGAACGCTCCGACAGTTTGTGTGTTATCTGTTTGGGTTACTATTGCTACTTCAGCGGCCATTCTTCTTAATCTTCTTTTTCAATTGATTCAACTTCTTCAGCTTCTTCTTTCGGTGCATCTTGAAACCCTCTTAGACGAACGCCGTTTGAAGCTCCGAATGTGTAGAATCTTTCGGTGACGTTTCCGTCTTCGTCTTTACAGAAGAAGCTTTTCTTGCTTGCTTTTGTAACGACTCCAAGATTCATTGCTTTCTTGACTTTTCCGTTGATGACATAGTCAGCAATTACTGATTGTCCTTTCTTTGGTAATGTTTTTAATTTGTTCATGTTTTTTATTTGGTTTAGTCTTCAAGTTTTTGTTCAATTTGCTTGATCCTGTTTTTTTGATTTCCGACTTCTTCCTTCAATTCTCTGTGGTTTTCATGTATTGCAACAATTTCTTCTGTATACATTTCCATGCTTCTGATTACTTGATCCATTGACAATGAATGCTGTTTTATTATTCTGTTAAAATTTTCATTGTGCGTATTGACAACCTTTTCAATTGATCGTGTGAACATTTTTTTCACATACCTAATCAAAGGAACGGCTGAAGTTATAACAATAGAAAAAATCACATATAAAGGACTATAATCTGAATCGTGTTGTTGCATTCCTTTGCTTAAACTTTCTAAAAATATTTTAATTTCTTCAGGTGTCATTTTTTTAATCTTTTATTAGGTCTGTATCAAATATATGTCTGCAATTAAAAAAAAACAAATTAAACTTTTTGTTTTTAATTTCTTTATACCTCTTATAAAAAACACCTTTTGAAATTAAAGTATCTTTTACAATGTCACTTTCTTTGATCACGATTTCTGAAACTATTATTTTTTTGTGCCCTTTTTTAAATCTGATCATTTTATCTTTGTATATATATCGAACTGAGCATTTCGGACTAAAAGAATAAGCTGCGCCAAACAGAGTAACAAGAGTATCAGGTTTAGAAAAAACAGCTTGAACTTTTGTCCTGTCATATTTGTCAGACTTTTGCTTTTCCCACTTGTAGCGATTTTTAAAAATTAAAAT